ATCAGGGGCTACGCAAAGACAAGCATCTACAATTAAGTTCTGGAGATCAGATAGATAATTATGGCTTATAAGAAGATAGAAATAAAAAACCCTAGAGAGATTAATCTTGATAGGTCTCCTTATACTATGCCTAATGAAATATGGAGCAATGGTGACCATGTAAACTTTAGGGAAGGTAAAACTAATGTTAGCTTAGGTACTAAGATTATATATGGTTGGACAGGTGAATCACCAAGCTCCCCTGCAAATGGGGATATGGAAGATGATCCAATAACAGGAATAACGTGGACAGACTTTGATTCTTCTTATATATTCTATGCTCTACATGATAAGATATATAGAGTAAATACTTCAGGTTCTCATGTAAATGTTACTAGAAAATCTTTAACCGTCCCAACATTAGATGACCCTTATACTGGAGATTATGATGATGGTTGGACAGCTACAATCTTTAATGGTGCTTTATTATTTAACAATACAGTAGACCTTCCTCAGTTTTATAATGAAAGTACATCAGAGATGGAGGATCTTCCTAATTGGAATACAAACGAGCGTTGTGGTGTTATTCGTCCTTTTAAGAATTATTTAATTGCTTTAGATATATACGACACATCTACCAGTGATGCTTATCCTAATAAAGTTCTTTGGAGCGATACCGCCCCTGTAGGTGGTATACCTGCTTCATGGGATACTGGAGACCCTGCTGTTCAGGCGGGTTATAATATATTACCAGATACGCAAGGTAGGGCTATTGATGGTCATGCATTAGGAGATACATTCTTTATTTACAAAACAGATGCTGTATGGGCTATGCAGTTTATTGGAGGTAATTTAGTATTCTCCTTTAGAAAAGTATTTAGCGATGGTTCAGGTATCTTAGCTAAAGAGTGTGTTACAGAGTTTGATGGTAAACATTTTGTTGTAGGTGTTAATGATGTTTATATTCATGATGGCACTTCTAAAAAGTCTGTTATTAGTAATAAGATGCGTAAAGCTTTTTATTCTCAGATTAATCCAAATCATGTAGATAAAGTTAAATGTGTGCATGATGCTAAGAATAGAGAAATTACTATTTACTTTCCTTCTTCAGCTAGTGTTGATGGTCTAGCAGATACTTTTCTTATTTACAACTATGAAATAGATACATGGACTCAACGCTCTATAGAAAATAAGAATATAACACATATTACCGTAGGTAGCGTTCAAAGAGAAACCACCGATCCTGAGGGGTGGGATGTTGATAACTCTTCTTGGGACTCTGATGGTAGTTATTGGGGAGACGAGTCTTATAACCCTGCTCGTAAAGATTTAATATATTTTCAGGGAGGGCAAGAGAGAGGCATCTACACAGGTGAGGAAGGGCTTTTGTTTGGAAGCAGAGAACCTGTTTTGAGCGGAGGTTTTTACTATATACCTTTTGTTGAACGCACTGGTTTAGACTTTGGAGATGATAAAGGCTATAAATATATTAATGCTATCTACCCCCACTTTGAGGGTGAAGGTTTAATTAACATTTATGTAGGTACTCAAGAAGAACAAGGAGGTAGTATTACATGGTCTGAGCCTCAAGAGTTTAGAATAGGTGAAGACTATAAAGTTAACTTCCGAGAAAGCGGTAGATATATTTCAATTAGAATGGAAAGCTACAACGAAATAACAGGTATATGGGCATTAACTGGATATTCAATAGAATATACATACGAGGGTAGACAATGAGAGTTGAATATGTTCCAATGCCGCCTCCTCAAGATGTTGAGAGTATTCCTGTATATTTACACAATGAACTACAACGTATCTCTGCCTTATTAGGAAGCGTTAGCGAAGTACATAACTCAGGGATGTTCTTATTTCCCACAGGAGTTACGATGTCTGTCACAACTACTCCTAGCACTATAACAGCTTATAATAAAGTTAGGCAGGATGAAGAAGGAATAGAGTCAGACACTAGTGCAGGTACTTTTTCTTTCTTATCTACAAGTAGATATCATTTAACTTTTAATGCAAATGTAAAACATCACTCAGGCGGTTCAACAGACACTACAATTGGCGTGTATGTAAACGATGTGTTGCAACAAGGTTCGTTACGTACTTTAAACTTTAATGGTTCTCATTATCTTCCTGTTTCGTTTGCCTATCAAGGAAAAGCAGACAGAGGGGACGTAATATCAATAAAGGTAGCGATGGTTAGTGGGTCTTCAACATTAACATTTAACACTTTAGATGCTGATATTGAAGGTAGATTAATAGATGTATAGAATAAGTTTAGTAAAAGACCTAGCAGAAATAACAAAGAATCAAGATATAATAATTGAATACCTTATTAAAGTAATTGATAAAGCTCCTGAAGTTACTTTGAAGACAGTGTTAGAAAGCATAGGTAAAGGACATAGCCAGTTATGGTTGGTCTATAGAGACGAAGAAGTACTAGGGGCTGTAGTTACTAAGCATGTTTCATATCCTGCTAAAGAAAGGTTATTGATACATCTATGTGGTGGTAAAGATATTACAGAATGGGTCGATCTTTATATGGAAACTGTTGAAGATTGGGCAAAAGAAAAAGGACTAGATGGTGTTGAGATATTTGGAAGAAAAGGTTGGGCTAAACTAATTCCAGATTATTCTTCCGATATAATATATATGGTTAAGGAGTTTTAAATGAGTAAAGGTGGCGGTACAACTACAGAGACACAAGAGATAGATCAAAGAACTCTTAATTCTCTTACGGATGAGCTTAGAGGGTATGCTGTAACTGGTCTTGATGAGGCGGCCAATCTATACAATCAAGGCACTGAAGGTATCTATCAAGGTACTAGACTTGCAGGTCAAGATGCTTTAGTGGGGCAAGGTGAAGAATCTTTACTAGGATTATATGGTGAAGGTGGAGCTATGTCGGGATTGACTGGGATAGGTCAAGGAAGTCTTGGTAGCTTATTAGGTGCGGCTTCAGCTCCTGTGTCTTATGATACCTCTAGATCTTTTGAAGGAGGCACTGCCGACCTTTCTTCTAACCAAGCGTTTCAAGATCAACTAGCAAATATCTTAGATGAGTCTAATGTTGCATTCCAAAGAGGCTCTGTTGATTTGTTTCAGAAAGGTACAGCGGCAGGGCAGTACGGCGGCAGTGAAACTGGCGAAGGGTTAGGTTTACTAGGCGGTGAGATTAATAGAGCTACGCAGAAGTCAATATCAGATGCGGCACTAGCACAGCAGAACCTAGACTTAAAGCAACGACAGCTACAACAAAGAGATAGAGAGTTAGCTCAATCAGATATAGGTCTAGGGCGGTTAGCGACAGAGCTAGGGTATGATACATCTCTAGGAGCATTAGATAGGCTTTCAGGCTTTGGTAGTCAGCTTGAAAGAGAAGGTGCTTTACAGTCTGTAATTGGTCAGGATAGAAGTACTAGGGCGCAACAAGAATTAGAAAATCAGATACAGCAGTTTGATGCTCCTCGTATGGCTGAGTTAGCTAACCTTTCACAGTTCTATCAAATGATGGCGGCTAACCCTCTAAGTGCAGAGTCAATAGGACAGACAACAGGTACAACTACAGCTACTACGCAACAGCCTAAGTCTGATCCGTTTAGCCAGTTGTTAGGTTTAGGTTTGACTATTGGAGGGATGCCTACTGAGGGCGGTGGTTCTCTACTTGGTGATTTCTTGGGCGGCGGTAAGTCAACTACTAGTGCTAACAGATTAGCGCAGAATGAAAGGGACTTAGCCGCTGTCTTTAATAATTAAGGAGTACTATCATGGATCCCGCAACTATAATTGCAGGTATAACAGCTATAAGCGGACTGGCAAGTGCTATGAAACCTGCTCCAGTTCAGAGTAACTCTGCTGATATGTTAAAGACTATGCAGATGTTAGCAATGCAGTCACAGCAACAGGCACAGCCTCAACAGCATATGCAAACCCCAATACCCCTACCTTATAGACCTGAGCAGTATGGTCTTGGTAGTTCTGTATTACAGTCTCCCTCTTCTTATACGGAGAACGTAATGCCAATATTTCAAAACAAGGTGGTGATATAATGTTAGGTTTATTTTCAGGACTAGCAGGTCAGGGCTTAGGTGGTATGTTAGAAGGAGGCGGTGGTCTTTTAGGAATCGCAGGTAATCCTTTTATCTCAGCAGTAGCTCAAGACGATGACTTAAGAGATACTTTATTTGATATGTTAAGAAGAAGAAACCCTGTAGGTCTGACTAATGAGATGCTAATGCCTAGCTCTGTTGCTCAGTCTCCAGTAGGTATATTTAATCAAGGAACAATGTTATGAACAAAGATGATGCAGTCTTGCAATTCTTAATACAGCAAGAAGGATTTGAGACTAGAACATACATACCTAAAAATAATGGTATGGTGATTGGAAAGTCAGGTTTAACTTTCGGCGGTGGTATTGACATTGGTCAAATGAACCTAAAAGAATATAAAAAGCTAAGACTTCCAGATTCTTTAGAAGAGGCTATGCTTTCTTATGTAGGTGTAAAAGGAGAAGATGCTTTAGCTGTTGAGCAACAGTTAGGTCACTTCGATATTCCTTCTGAAGTTGCTATGAATATAACACGTAGACATATTGAAAAGTCAAAAGATAAATTAAGAAAAGCTTTTCCTAAGTTTGATTCTTTAGCTTTTCAACAACAAGCAGTTGCATTGTCTTTGCTACATAACTTTGGTAGTTCTTCTCTTAAGTATAAAACAATGAAGTCTATTATTAATGGAAACTTAGAAGAAGCAATAACTAGGTTAAGAAATCCAGAGGAGTGGAAGAATGTAGAGTTACATCCTAGACGAAACAGGGAAGCTGACTTGCTAGAGTCTCTTCGTCAGCAACAAGCTCCTCAACAGCAATCTCAGTTATTTAACACTGGAGTAAGATAATGGCTAGATCTAGAAAGAAAGTACAAGATGCTAGAAAAGCATTATTAGCACAACAGCTAATTGAAGAGAATCCTCAAGCTACTCTGGAAGATGTTGCTAGACTTAACAATGAGATGGGATTAAATATAAATCCTAATATTCAACAGCAAGCTGTAGATACGTACAATCAAAGAATGCAACAGACTCTGCTAGACTCTAACAGTCCTTTTGCATTAGCAGGTAGAGGTATAGGTAAAGTATCTGATGCAGTTTTACCTACTCCTGATGGAACTACAGCACGAGAGAAACTAGCTCAAACAGGGCAGGATCTTTCTAGTATCTTTGGTAGTTTAATCAAGAATAGATCAGGTAGTCCTTTTGTTGTAGGTGATGTTATGTCTCAACAAGGTACTAGAGATCTAGGTATGGCTGAAGATTCCACTGCCTTACAGTCAAGCATAGATGCAGATAAAGAAAGATTGATAAAACGCACTCAAAAGGGCGGTCTAACTGGTCAGGAAGCTCAGAATAAACTTGATGTAATTAATGAAAGACAAGCACGATTAAACCGAGCTGTTGAAAGCCAACAACCTGCAATAGAGGCACGTACAGAAAGTGCTAATACTTTTCTAGAATCTGTAGGAGCTGATCCTGTTTCTACTACTACTTTAGAGAAGAAAAGAAAAGAAGAAAAAGAAGTAAACGAGCAAGCAGGTGTTACAGGTGGTGATTCTCCAGATCAGTCTAACTGGTTTGATACTTTAAATAGTAAAGTAGATATCATGGCTATGGGTGCGGCTATGCTTGCAGGTTCTGACAGTGGTAGAAGTACTCTAGGTAACTTAGGGGTTGCGTTGCAAGCGGGTATATCATCTAGAAGAGGTCAAGACAAAACGGAAGATGCTAAGAAAAGAGCAGATGCAATGTTGGCAATTCAATTACTAGCGGCAAAGAATAAAGGTGGGCTTACTCAACCGCAGAGAGTAAAAGCTTTAGAGTCTGAGTTGAGAGTATATGGAGCTGAAGGTGATAATGTTAACACTATTGCTAACTACCTTGACAGTCATCCTATAATGAGTAGAAACTTATCTATGTTAGACCCTACAACTCGTGAAAGTTTTCTTACAAAGTTTGTAGATGTAGGTCAGGGATGGGCAGGTAGTGAGTTAGAAG